TGTAAATCTGTAATTTTTTTATTTGTATTTTCCTGCATAATCCTACATAACTTCTCATGATCATCCATTCTTTGATGAGCAAGTATATCTTTATTAGAAGCTTTTTTTGGCACTTACTATTCCTCCCTTATTAAAAAGGTTTAAGGCCTGGGCTAGTTCTGTGTTTGATCCACCACCTGTTGCAGTGTTCATTGGGCTTGTTGCTGTATTTATAATAGGAAAGTTACTTGGTTGTACATTAGGAAGAGCAGCAGATTTTTTCGCTGTATCTATTTCTTCTGCACCTTTTTCAAAACCATTTATCTTAGCTAAATTTTGATCTTTTTCTTCTTTTGTTATTAATCCATCAGTAAACATACGACCTACAATATTTCTATAAATAGTATTCATACGTCTTTTAATTTTATTTTGTACTATATCTTTATCTAATATTAATTTTTGTTGTGCTGTACTTAAACTTAAAAATTCTTCTTTACCCATGTTAGTAGATTTTATGATTGCATCTATTGGTGCTTCAAACATCATCTTGTTAAATTTAGGACTTAGTAAAATTCTACTAGCAATTGCTGGAGCCGCTAAAATTGTAATAGCTGGAACTGCCCCTAAAAAACTTGCTGCTAAACCAGCTGCACCAAGTTGACCTCCGGTAACTGCAGCAGGACTAACCATTTGTAACACACTACCTGCGGCACCTGCTTGTTTCATTTGAATAAATATACCTCCAGGAAGTCCTGATATTCTACTTAAATCTCCTTGAGCAAAGTTAAGTGTATTAATTAAATCATCTAATGCTTTTGCATTATCTCCTTGAAATAATTCTTTTCTTAATTTTTGTTCACCTTTTGACAAGTTTGTTGCAAATTTTTTAGCATTATAGATACTTCCAAATTGACCTACATCTTCTGAAGCCATTAAGGCATTTGTTATAAACTGTCCTCTAAATGATTGTTTTAAAAATTCAGCATCTTTTTTTGTTAGTAAAGGTTTACCTGTATCTGGATCAATCATACCTTTAAGGGGTTTAATAACTTTTCCTTTTCCTGGTTGACTAATACCTGTCATTGCATCTATCTCTCTAAATAATGCTTTTGTAGATTCTACATTATCGCCACCTGCAATTGTTTTAAAAACAGTTTGTAAAGCTTTAGCATCTTTTCCATCTATCGAACCATCGGATCCATTTTTAATAATTCTTGTAACCATACCTCTATTAAAAATATCTTGGCCAGATCTAAAAAACTGATTTGCTTCTTTTAATGCAGTAGCAGCTTCACCACTAACTTTTGTTTCAAATAGATTATCAACTTCCTTTAACATTAAATCTACTGCTCTTTTATCTGTATCAACCCCCTTTAAAACAAATCTATCCTCTACAAGTTTTTGTCTAAATTTTTGTAATTCAGAAAAACTGTATTTACCCGATCTACCTAATAAATTTTGATCCATTACTTTTAAAGTGTCCCCTAATACGTCTGGCATTCTGCCTTCAGAATATAGTTCTCTTATTTCTGCAGAAGCTTTTTTAAAAGGATCTTCGACAGGAATTATTCTAGCAGATTTTTGACCTGATTGAATAAGTATATCATCTACCTTTTGATACATTGTATTTTTAGTTGCATTAAATGCACCTTTTGCACCACCAATACTTTCAAAAAATAATCTACCTAACTCTGCTTCATCAGCCGTTACTTTAAAATCATCTAATACGTCCTTAGCAATTTTGTTTCCAATCTCCCCTGCAGCTTCATATCTTCTAGATATTGCACCACCCCCGATAAGAGATTTTTGTGCAATGTTTTCTATAATTTCTAATGTTCTATTAGAAGTTTTTATACCAGGTGTTAAACCACCTGTTGATATTTCTTCTGCACTCTGTACTAATTTTAATCTTTCATCTGGGTCTACAACTCCCCTAAAAATCTTAGTAGCTTGTTCAACAGCTTCTTTAGAAGCATTAGGGTCTAATAAAACTTTATCAGCTTTTAAAATCATATTAGAAGCATACTTTAATGAGTTCTCCGCATCTTCCGCACCTTTTAAAAGATTACTTAATTGTTTAGGGGTTTTCGAGCTCAGAAGTTTACTGACTACTTGCCCTCCTTTAATTACAACAGGTGCACCAATAGCTTCACCTAAAGCACCTTCTGCTCCTGCTCTTAAAATTTCTTTTACAATATCTTCTTTAGGGTCAAATGATTGAGCAACAACTGCACCTGCAGCTCCACCTGCAGCAGATCCCGCTGATGCTTTTGCAAGTCCAACTAAAAAAGGTCTGGCTAACATACCTGCTCTTAATGCTAATCCTGGTAACGCTAATCCACCTGTTGCAACTGAACCAGCTATAGACAAACCTACCTCAGTTAATATTCTTCCCATTTTAGGAGAAGTTAAAAAATTATCTGTCGCTTCTTCTGCTGGACCATTCTCAAGTTTTTCGGCACCCTTGATGGCTGCCATTCTTTTAAATACTTCTATCTCTTGTTCGTTAGGAGTATCTCCTTCGATATCAACTTGACCAAGTCCTATAATATTTACTTTTCCCATAATTAATCCGCTGCAGTTCCATTTAAGTTAAATGAATTTAATTTTGGATCCATACTTTGTAAATCAAAAGCTAAACCAAATTTAGCAAATAGTTCTGCGTCAGCAAGAGCAACTTCTTCTGCATCCATTCTCTTAGCTACAGTTCCGTTAGGGTTTAATCTTTCTTCAATGGTTCTTAATTTTTCTTTAGCTATTTTCATTTTTGCTTTGATTACAGTTGGTGGATCAGTAATTGCTGGAAGTAGTTCATCAAAACTTGCTTCCTCTTGTGGACCAACTTGTGCGCCCCTTAGTGCTTTAATGATTGATTTTTTAAAATCTAATATCTCTACATTTAATTCAGCAGCGTCACTGTTAAATCCTAAATAAGCTGATACTTTAGCCATCCTTCCTGATACAGGTCCTGTTCCGACTTTATCTATACCAGCTACAATTCTATCGATTGAATCTAATGCTGCAATTCTATCAGCAGCTTTATCTCTTTCGCCTGCAGTGGGCTTTGAAACGATACCTTCCATAACTCCGTTAGTAACCTTTACATTAATATTATCATCAACGCTGTAACCTAATGTTGATTTTTCTGCTGCAGTTGCTTGTCTTATTTCCGTAAAATCTTTTTTTTTCGCATCCTTTTGTTTTTCTACTGCTAGTATAGTTGAAGGTAATTTTTCTAAACCTTGACCTAATGCAGTGAACACAGGGCTAATACCTTTACCTTTTGCTTGAAGTAATGGTGCAGCGAAGGTTGCTGCATATATAGCTTTCTCTTGATTAGTTAAAGATCCTAATCCACCTTCTTTATAATGTTTAACAGTTGGCTTTAAAGATTTAAAGTATCTTGCCTTAAACATTTTTCTAGTTAATACTTTGTCCATAACTACCTCGGTTGCATCATATTATAAGCGGAATATCCGGCTAAACCAGTTCCGACTGCTTGAGATAATGGGTTAGCTCCAGGAGCCGTGGTTGCTGTAATACTACTTTGTGTTGTTGGTAAATTGGTCATGATACCTTTCATAAATTCTACTCTTTGATAAGGTTCGTATAATCTTTGTAATTCAGTTTGTCTTTGCGCTTCAAGTCCTTGTTGACCGATACCTCTTTGAACTGCACCTGCTTGCATTTGAGCATTAATATCTGCAAGACTCATTTGTTGTTGTTGTGCACCTAATTGACCTAACGCTTGGCCACCTGCAAGTTGTTGTTGTCTTTGAGTTTGAGCTGCACCTAATGCAGTTTGAAAACCTTGTGCTTGTGCTTGACCCATAGCTTGTAAAGTTCTGTTTTGTAATTCTGCTTGTTGAACACCTTGTCTCCCACCACCAAAAGCACCTGCATCTATAGCTGAAGCGTTTAATTGGTTTTGTTGTATTTGACCTTGTCTTCCAATTTCATTTGTTACATAAGACTGATAAGGATTTAAAAATTGTCCTATATTAGGATTTTGCATACCTGCTTGTAGAGAACCTATACCTTGTGTAACTGTTCCTGCACCTACACCTGTTTGGCCTGCCTGAGCAATACCAGCTTGCTCTAAACCTGATATTGGAGCTACTTGTATTCCTGGTAAATTTATTTTATTTTGAGCTAACTTAGCCGCCTCATCATATAAAGCTAATTTTCTAGCTTCAACTCCTGGTGCTTCTCTTGCAATAGTTGTGCTTGTTCCACCAGAATTTCCTCCACCACCACCAAAATATTGTTTTAGTCCCGTAGTTAAGTTAATGCTTCCTTGGCCACCAACGCTTTTTAAAAGTGTTGATTCAAATTTATTTATATGTGCAAGTTCAGTATCTCCACCAATACCTTTACCAGATAAATCTTTATATAAGTCTTTAAATAATTTTACTTTTTCTTGTACATTTAATTTTTTAATATTAATCATAATTCTTTTTCTACTTGAATATGTGTTGCCACATATCCTTTTTGTTTAAATAAAGGGACATAACCTGGTCTTGAAAAAATTTCCATTTTTTTACAACCTTGTTCTTTAGCCCATTCAGCCACTTTATCAACTTGATCAAACCATTCTTTGTACCGTTTACCTGTAACGATTTTAGCATCACAGACACTGTAATTAGGATACTCTCTAATTTCAGTAACACAAACACATAAAACTTCGTTAGTATCTGTAATAGCCAACCAAAGCTGCATAGTCCCATTTTTACAATGCTCTTTAATATGTTCTTCACTTATAAACCCTCCTGCTCTTATGCAAGCTTTGTGTACTAATTCTTTTGCTAGAGGCCATACTTTATCTACCTCTTCTTTACTGAACTGTATTAGTTTGGTTGTCATTTACTAAATCATAAACTCGTTTTAATTTTTTTTGTTGATCATAAAAATAATCAGCTCCAGCTTTTCTCATACTCTTATAACTTTTAGGATCTCCTCCTGATAAGATACCTGCACCTAATACTGCATCTGCACGTGACACAAACTCACCATCAGCTAATTGAGCTAGCATAGTGTCTTCATCTTTATCACCGTTACCTGCACCATCTTCTACATAACCTTCTGCTCTTACATAATTATTATAATCGTTTTCGTTATGATCTGTTTTTGATGGTAAATAATTTACACCACCTTTATTAAATTTTGGTATGACTGTAGCTAGTCCACCTTGATTTGCATAAAACATATTATCTCCATAAGTTTCATCCATTGTAGGTCTTGCCTCTTCATTTGATACTGGAACAAAAGAACCTTCTAATTTAGCAGCTTGTTCTTCATATGCTTTCTTATAATCTTCTTCTGTATAACCTGGTATTGTACCGTCACCTTCTTCATCAGCTAGTAATGGTATAACACTAGAAGCTAACATTGCTGTTTGAATTGGATTTTTTTTTGCTTTACCTAACAAGTTAGATACGATTCCTTTTTTAGCACCTTCTGTTCCTGCACCAATTACTGATTTAGATAGTGGTGAACTTTTTGCTATTTGTGTTACTACTTCTGGATTCATAAATTGTTTACCATAAGTAGCAGATTGAGGTATTGCTTTTAAACCAACATCACCATAAGTTTTTCCCATTCCTAAAAAAGATTGAGCACTTGATAGTGGAGCACCTGTAAATGTTGATCCTCCTACTCCTGCAGCTCCTAAGGCATAGGCTCCTCCACCTAATATAGCGGCATCTCTCAATGCTCTCTTTGTTGATTTACCTCGAAGTTTTTGTACGCCAAATGTGGCTAGTGCTAATGTAAATGGATCCATAGTCTAATTAATTAATTAAGACAATATTACCATTTTACTTGCTAGGTTTCAACTCATCAGCAAAACGTCCTTCATACTGATGCTCTCCGATATGGACTATACTGTCAGTAATATAAGCATAACATTTACCGCCTATATCTTTCCATCGTTGGCAAAAAGAAAAATCTTCTCCCATATATGTTTTAGTTATTGGGTCGTGGAGCGTATCAAAAAAATTCCATAAATTAGGTCTATTAACATACTCACCATTAATTACTGTTTTTTGTATAATATTTTTATCAGGATAAGCTTTAATCATTTTGTCAAATACAGATCTTTTAATCATCATACATCCCGTAGGGCTATGAGTCACTTCAATTACACCATTATCAACTGATATGTCGTCATTCTTTTCAACTTTCATTGGATAAGTATTAAATGCTTTTTTTAAATCATTAGTTGTTTTAATAAGTCCCTTTTCTATTTTATGTAAAGCTTTATCCCACATAATTGTTTTTAATGGATATGGAATTGATATAAGTTCTTTATCTCTTTTAATCATCTCGATTATTGAACTTGAATCAAAATAAATGTCAGAATCAATAAATAACATATGAGTGTAATTAGATTCTAAAAAACCAGCCACACATAAGTTTCTACCTTGTGTAACTAACGATGATTTAATTAATGAAAATGTAACTTTTATTTTATGTTTAAAACAAATTTGTTGTAGCTCTAATAAAGCTTGTGTGTAATGAATAGAGCATTCACTATGTACAGGTGTTGCAACAAACAATGATACACTAGACTCATTAGTATTTTTTTTCCACATAGGTGTAACTGCTCTTAAAGCTTGTTCTGAATTAACCTTAACTTCTTTTAATGTTTGATAAGTATCTTTATTTATTGTTTCTTTCACTAAGGGCTCCTTTCAAAAAACTTGTCCATTCCATTCCTTTTTTATTCCAATTATAAAATCGTTTGTAAAACTTTTGTTGTTCTTCTAAGTGTTCTTGTATAAAACCTTCATGCAAATATTTAGCCGCAGTGTTGATAGCCTCTCCTGTAGCTATAGCCATTGTTTCATAATTATTTGTGTAATTTACATACACAGGCCATTCCGCACATGTTTCATATAACGCTCCAAAGTTATTTGTAATTACATGAACTCCAGAAGCTAATGCCTCTAAAGCTGAAGCACAAGAAGTCTCTTCAAATATCGATGGGTAAACAAACATATCGTAATTAGGCATCATCTCTCTGATATATTCATTTGGTTTAAAACCAATGTAATTTACATTAGATAACTTTTCTGCTTGTTCATACAAAGGTTTGAATTGATCATCATGGTTTTTTTTAAATTCGTCACCATAGACTTGTGATGAACTATAAACATCTAGTATAATATTGGGGTCTTTTACTTCCTGCATTGCACGTAATAATACGTTTAAACCTCTCCAAGGTGTGCAGTGATGAATTAACTTTATAGGTTCACCTTTTTTATAAATTTTTCTTATTGGAAAATTATCTATACCATTTTTTATAACAATACTTCTTTCAGAAGGTATATCAAAAAAGTATCTAAACTTTTCATAGTTCCAATTACTATTAAATACATACCAATCATAATCATTATGTCTGGCTTTATCTCTAAAAAAAGCTTGTAGGTTTCCTTGATCCCAAGAATTTTTTTGCCAAAGTATATTTAATTTATTTGGATCTATTGGAACTTTACCAGGTATGGATGTACAGATTTGAACTTGATCTAATAATTCTTTTGAAACATGCTTATAAAGCATTTCCATTTGTAACTCTGTAGCACCACGGGGTTGCATTATTTTTTAGTTAATGCTCCCATAGTAACTTTAGTAACTTTAATTTCAAGGTCTTGTCTAAAGTCATCCACAGTAGTATCAGTATTGGGATCAGCAACATCAGCATTAAAATCATCTTTGCTAGCATATATTTTTCCTGTTCTCTTATGCTTGACAATTTCGGTTGCTGTTGCAGGTATTTTAATTGTATCACTCATTTTTGCCTCCTTCCTTGTCTATTATATTTTTTATTATTTTGCAACTTCTTTTTTTTATTTGGATTCTTACAATGTCTTCGAGGCCTTTTTTTAGGTTTATCTCTTGGTACGAAATGCGTAAATTTTTGTTTAGCCATTTTCTTGTGATCTGTCTATTTGTGCATAACTAATAATACCTTGTATTTCTCCACCAGTTCCTGCCGTCATTTTTAAAACATCTCCTTCTTCTAAAATTAAAGTTTTATCTATAATATTATCAACTGTATTTGCTGCAACAGCTTTTCTAGAAATTGCAAAAGTAGTTGAAGCTGAACTATCTGTAACTTGCACTGATAAATTAACTGGACTTGCAGAACTATTATCTACTTGTATTTGTTTAATTAAACATCTAGCAGAAGTTGGAGAAGTAAGAACGGATACTGTGCCTGTCCCTGATAAATTTATACCAGCATTTTTATATTGTATTGTCATGATAAAAAGTAATTAAATGTATCTTGTTCATTTTTTAATTCTTGTTGATAAGAAGTATTTAACTTATCTTTTAGTGTTTGTAAAGATTGTGCTATTTGTCTTTGATTTTCCTCAGTGTATTGTGATGTAGGTTCTGGAATTATTATATTAACCCTAGCCATTATCTCATTCCATCAGGTTGTATATCTGCTCTAAATGTACCGTATCTCCAATTTTGATCGGTCGATGTATTAGAAACTTTTATACTTGCAAATCTTGATCTTGCTCTAGTATTAACTTTATCGGTAGAGCTTGTAACAGTGAAAGGTCCGAGAGGCGAGGATGTAGAAGCATCATTAGGATACCTTCTTAAATTAATTGTTATCTGTGCGTCACCAGTAAGTAATTTAAAATCAGGTATAAATCTTCTTATACTCATAAACATTTGACCTTCACCCAAATCAAAATCACCAGATTCTATAAATGCTATAATAGCTGTTTTATTACCTGTAGAATCTACTTCATTATTTCCTATTTCATGAGCATAGTAAGTTGTTGCTCCATTAATATTTGTTACTCCTTGCACCGTTGGAAAAGTCGGTATACCTGTTTCGTTAAATTCTGTAGCATATGGATCTGAATACAAAGTTGAATCATGCCAAGAAGTTCTTGCTAAAGATCCAGTTGTCCAAGTATTTTCTGTGTAATTATAAGTTACTACTCTATCAATTTCGTTAGAACCATTTTTAGGATAAAACCAACTAACCTCTTCATATAAATGATTTAAGCCAGCATAAATTTGTTCACCTGAATTATAATTTATTCCTAAATTATCACCTTTATTAGTAAAAACAAAATCTTCTACTAAACATGGAACTGATTTAACTGTACCATCATACACAAAAAACCCTCCTGCTTGGCCCATCCACCATACTCTACCATTAACATATTTGATAGCATGTTGACCAATTAGTCCACAGTTACTTCCAACTTGCCTTATAGAAAAAGTAAAAGGAGGACCAACAAATTGCATTACGTAAGCAGAGGTATCTGTAACTATTAAAATATAATCTTTAGCTTTTGCTGCACCTACTATTTTTACACCAGAATCTAATCTAAATGTGCCTGCAGTATTTACAGAAGTTGGTTGATAATCTGATAAATTTTCTTGATCACTAAATCTAATAAACATTGGATCTTGACTAGAAGGAGTTCCAATAGTTGTTTCAGTTCCAAGAACAATTAAATGTCTATCTCTTTCAGATACAATTGACATAACTGATTTTGTTGGTGCATTAGCAACTGCGGTTGCTCTTGTAGTTAATGCATTAACATTTGAATTTATAGGATCCCATTCAAAAATTTTTCCATTTTTTACTGTCGCAACTAATTTTTGTCCAAAGTGATCTAATGACCAATTAGAAGATTCTAAAACCACAGATGTACTTAAACTATCTTCTCCCCATGCAGTAAAGACTTCAATCGATGCGCTACTAGAATGAGCCGATCTTGTTCCTGCAACAGCTCTTGTTATACCCGTCAAGGTAGTTGTTGTAATTCCAGTATAAGAAATAAATTCTGCTCCTACTTTTATTGTGCCTGTTGTTGGAAAGTTGGTGGTCGCAACAACTGTTATAGATGTTCCTGATCCTCCTGTACCTGCGGTATCGTCTGAAAGTGAGCCATTTAATGTAGAAGTAATTCCAGAGGACCCTCCCCATGAAGATGTTCCCCAACCAAAACCTGCAGTTTGATTAAGTGGACCAAGTTTAATATAAGGATTTATTGTAGCAGCACCACTTGTAGAAACAGAAGTTCCAGCGTTTGTAGCCATCGTAATAGTAAAAGTATCAATGGAAGGTGTGGATATAACTTGAAAAGTATTATCTGTAAAATTTGCTGCTGAGTAACCTGCACCTGTTGGTGGAGTCACTGAAGTAAAAGTAAATAAATCTCCAACAGATAATTCATGTAATGCTTTATTAACTGTTACAATAGGAGAAGTATTTACTGTAGTAAAAGTTGCTCCAGTAATTGCAGTCTCTAACGGGGTAATATCAAAAAAAGAACCCTCGTAATAAATTACTAATACCTTACTGGTTCCTAAAGCAACATAACGTCTTGAATCTAAATCAGCGTAAACTAATTGTTCTCTTACTGAGCCAACTAAGGTTGAACTTGTGATTTGTTCCCAACCACCAATTTTTTCAGGTAGTCCGTATCTAAACCTTACAAAATCACCATCAGTCCATTGGCCTTCAGCTCCTGTTTCAGTTACTTGTTTATTAAACCCTGGGGCTATTTGTACATTTGTTAATGGCATAAAGCTATTATACACTAAAAAAATTAATCTATAAACATAGTCTATTTGTGTAGTATTAAATTCCAACTTAGATTATTTAATAATTCTTCTATGTTAAAGTCTCTTTTTTCTTTAGATTCTATATATTCATGAAGTTCTTGAGTATCAAATATAATCCAATGATTTATAGCTTCAAATACTATCTTATCTGACTTTGTCTTAAAGTGACCTATTTTCTCTGACCTATTATTGTCTACAACCTTCAGGGGTCTAATATCAAATTTAAATGGTTGATTTCCACCTTTAAGTCTTCCCTCTACATCCCAGAACTCGTTCTCTTTTTCTTTATTTGTAGCAAAAATAGGGTCTACAATATTAGTTATAAAAGATTTCATTTATTTGACATTATTTTTTAAAAATAATACATATGTATTATGAACAAGAATATGAGTTATTCATACACTTTAAAAGAAGTACCGTATACAACATTAACTAAAATACATGATTTTATTTTTGATGATGAAATAGCATTAAAGTATTTTGAAAAAAAAATTAGAGATAATGTAGGACCTAATGATTATTTAACAAATGTTAAAGGTCAAATGACATCATGGCGTTTATTTTTAAAAGATCCAGAATTTGAACTTTTTATAACAGAAGTTTTTTATCCTACTATTTTTAAACATAAAGGCGTA